CCAATGAGTACTATACTATCAGGCAGTGTTACAATCACGATGGAGTCTCTTCAAGATCAACTTGAGGCAGATGTTGTCAGCTTTTCTCTGGCGGAGGCTGTCTTTGACAGGCTTCACCATTGGAACGTCTTTTACAACTGGCCCGGGATTGATTATTTGCAAGCAGATTTCGTCTTGACAAAAGTCGACATCGGCCTGAACTCAGTTACGGCTTACTACCGTTTTACTCCACCGGAATATCCCGAAACAAAAAGCGAGGTTTTGTTTGGAGGTACCGAACATGGTTCACAAACCAACACGGTCAGTGAAACATCTCAGACGACTCCTGCGCTACCGAGGTCATTCCCTACGAGCCCCTTCGGCTCTCAAGGGTCAATGGTACCAAATGGTCGAGATGTGGATAACTTGCAGCGGACAAGAGTGGACGGTCAAGAGACTGAAGAGTCTCAAGGCCTATACAATCGCCGTCGCATCAGGAACTCACGTCGACCCACCCGAGTGGTACGCTAAGGGACCAACTGGTCTCAAGGGCGTTCCCGGGCTTATGGTGACATTCGCTTGTAGTGGTGTACGAAACTTTGGGCGGGCATTGAGCCTGCTCAATATATACACAGCTTTAGTTGCTGAAGAAGTAACGAGCACACAACTAGCGAAGTTCTTAGGTTCCGTCGAATCGGGACCCGAACCACCTTCGGTCAATGGACAAATTCCTTCTTTCCTTCACGGCTGTGAAGTCTTGGGGTTGAAGGATATGTTCAAAGATAAGAATCTTGGTCCCGTCTCATTGGAGAGACTGCCAAAGGGAAAGAGAACTCCTCTACCTGATGGTAAGTTTTATCCGATCGAATATGCAATCAATACGCTAAGTGCGGTTGATGCAGATTTCGAGTTGGTGGAGATGGCGTTGGAGACCTTCCAAGGTCCCTTTATGCCGTCTGTTACCTACGGAGAAGCAGACTTAGGTATCATGTACGAGAAGCTATACGCTGGGAACTTGCTACTGAAGCAAGAACCAGGGTTCAAATTACGAGGGGTTGCCGCACCTTCATTGGTGTGGCAGGCTGCCTTGTGGAACCTCTATTCCAACCTTAAGGGTGTCATCTCGAGTTTACCTCAAGATTGCACTTTTGACCAAGAAAAAGGCGTCCAACGTACGATGAAAGCTTTACAAGAGGGAAGAAGGGTTCATTCCCTAGACCTCAGTAATGCTACCGACTTGTTTCCTCTATCAGTCCAATTAGCCATGCTCCTTTACATGGGTGTGGGGGCAGACCAGACTTCTCTAATTGAGAAGATTTTCCGGTTGCCTTGGATAACTGAGTTACCTAATCACCGCGAGGTGATATGGTCGAGGGGACAACCCTTGGGTACCTACCCAAGTTTCTACTTGTTTGCACTTGCCCATCATGCGGTACTTGCCGCATGTGGAGCGTCGAGTGACGATTATTCCCTCCTTGGGGATGATGTAGTCATCTACGACACAGACATAGCAGATCGGTATACCGAGTTTATGACTTCGCTGGGATGTAAGTTCGGTGCTGAAAAGTGCCTTACGAGCAATCTTCTAGCCGAATTTGCTGGGCGAGTAATCCATAAAGATGGATACTTCACTCAGTATAAGTGGCGCGAACCCACTGACGAGAACTTTCTTGACGTGGCTAGGGCTCTTGGTTACTCTGCGAGTAAATCTCTACCTAAGCGCTATGCTAAGGTTGTTGAGATTCTCTCGGAGGTCCCTGAGGAGCTCGGTGGTCTTGGTTGGAATCCGAAAGGAATTCCGTATAGTGTGTTATGGTCCAAATGGGTTAGTCTTCTCGACAAAACCCCCACGGATCGTCTCACACGGGTAGATAAACAGTACAAGGTACTGTTTGGGGACTTGACGGATAGAAGCGACTTAAGTGTCGCCTACATCCGAGCATCTCTCAAGGCATCAGTCGCTGAGCTTGAAAGACGAGCAAGTGCCATCCTCCCAACGGGATGGATGACATTGCTTGAAGCATTTTCGCGGAATCTAGGTCTATACGACCCGGATTGGCCTTTTGCATACCGTGAACCCTATCGTACCAACCAGTTTCGCAACTGGCAGTTACGGTTGGGCCTCTAGTAG